GTTCATGGAAGGTCTGGGATGATGGATTGGCTCGACCTCCAAAGGCGATCACCAGCTGGGCACTCAAGAAAGCGTCGGAGGGTTCACCGAAAGTTGCGTGGCCAGCCCGTGAGTACGCCAGAGGTTTATCCGACTGGTTGGTGAGCGGAAGCGTAACGGCCATTCATGCCAGCGAATTTTCAGTCAGTAGTGATGAAGGGTTTGCTGGAACGGCAGATGCTTTGATTGACACGCCGTTGGGTCTGACGATTTGCGATTTCAAAACGAGCAGCCGTGAGACTGATAAGCCTGAGGCATGGCTGAAGGATCACCAGGACCAGCTCGGGGCATATTCGCTTGCCCTACGAGAGCGGTCTGGTTTGCGTTGCACTGCTGGAGCGGTGGTGATTGCGAAGCCAACTGGCTCAGTGCAATTAAGGATGCTGACGGAGCTGGAGCTACGAGGCTGCGAAGCGAGGTGGACTGAGCGCAACAACCTGTATAAGGAGATGTTGCTTAGCGGAGAAGTGATGTAGATTTGGTTTGAACGAAAGATGCTTGCGGTGTCTTAGTTCTCCTGTGAAGTGAACCACCTGGCGGGGTTTGACTGATCACGAAGGCAACGGGTGGCAGCCCGGTGTCTTCACCTGCCTGTTTTTAATGATGGAAGAAGCCTTAGAACTGATCTATCGGGGTCAATGCAACGTTGCGGTGAAGGCAAAAGAAATAGGCGTCTCAACTGAAGAGCTAAAACGCCTGTTCAAGGATTTTGCGGTCAAGCGCCCCATCGATGAGGATGTTTGGCGCGGAGACGTGGAGCTAGGTTGGCCCTGGGTCTAGGCACTCGTCCATGGCTCTACGTTCGTAGTAACGCTTCAGGCGAAGGCAGTCGTTGGATTGATCAGGATTGCCTTGTTGCTCAAAGATGCGTGCCCTGGCTGTCTCATAGCGGATGGCGTTAGGCAGTAGGTCTGTTGGAACGCGAGAGCCCTCTGGGGAGTACTTGTTGCCATTGAGGATGCTGCTCATTCGTCGTCCTCGTCTTGTTCGTGTGATTGACGCTTGGCGTAGAACTCCTCTTTGGTGGGAGTGAACCAATACGTTGCCCAGTTAATAAACTGAATAGGGGACATGATCAAGGCACGTTCATTGTTTCCATACCAATGGACACAGACCTCATCATCGAAGTAGGTGGATTGGTAGCGCCATTCGATGTCTAGGGAAGAAAGAAAGGCGGTGAAAACATCCGCCTTTGCTTTGGTTTCATCGGTGAAACGAGACATGTGGTTATTTGAGGTTTTGATTGCGCTCTGCTGTGCTTGGAACGGTCTTTTCCAGATCGTCCTGATCCTGAAGCCACTGCATCATTTCGATTTCAGCGTCTGATGGCGGCCAGGGGTCTTCGTATTCGGAGGGGAGTAGATCGCGAGGATCATCAGTTCGAATAGTGGTCATGATTCGAGCCGTGCGATGGTTTGCTGGAGCGTTTTAGCGTTACGTGTCCCAAAGGGGCTGTCTTCAAGTTTGCAGCCAGCCCAGGCTTCAGCACACACTGGCAGAGGCAGTTCATAGACATCGACATCATCAATGTCTGGATCGTTGTGGAATAACCACTTGCCAATGATTTTGATGTCTTTACCATCGACATCCATGCCGATACGCTCGCCCAGGGCGATAGCGAGCGATGCCTGTTGATCAGGCGTTAGGGAAGCGGGTTTGATCATGCTGCTGGAACGGTGGAGGGTTCGGGTTGCTGGTCTGAGGTTTCTTTAGCCTTGGCGTCTTCCAGGGCTTCGTATTGTTCGTAGCGAGGTCTAAGGGAGTCTCGGGTTTCAGATATTTGTTCGATGAGAGATTTAAGTTCATCACGTTTTTTATTTTCGCTGACGTAAAGGCCAGCAGCGGTGCCACAGGCCCGTAGGGCCATCTCTCGAAGAGTGGAGATGACCTCACAGTTCCGGTTAACGACAGCTTCAGGGTGAATCCCATAAAGGGTATGGGTGATCTCATCCTGCTCCTCAGAGGATCTCTCGTAGGACCAGTTGCAGGTATTTAACATGCTCCTGGCACGGTCAAAGTCAACCGCGTTATCCAGCATGGTGTTCACTTTTTCATGTAGATCAGTTAGCTGTTGTCTAACTTTGTCGCGTCGATCCGCGAGTTTTTTGACTTCAGGCTGTTCATCAGCCCAATGGTAGAAACAGAGCTTGGTCATCGTTTTGTGTGCTTTAGGACGTTGAAGCAAAGATCCTGGAGGTCCTTATTTAGAACAGTTGTATCGCCACATTTGGCGGCTTCTAGCTGATCTCTAAGTACCTCCTCAGCATCAGCACGTAGCTGGCGTTTCGTACCGTTTTCCCACGGTTCATCGAGCGTAGAGATGAACTCGCGGAAGTAGTTGTACGCGCTACGTTCCGAGACTCCATAGTCGTCCACCAATATGGAGACGATCTCTTTCCGGTTGTGATCATCCTCATAAAGCTCCTTAATCTTCTGAAGGCAGAGGTCATGGGTGGCTTGTTGTTCATTGGAGCGGGGCATTGCAAGGTGCAATTTGCAAGGTTTCAGTCGTTGAAGTGATCTTCAAAGGGGTTGTAGTCATAGGCCAGCACTTTGCCGGGGCCGTCCAGCTCGAAGTAGATCCACAGCAGACGGGTCAGTTCTCTGTAGTTATCCATCTTTGGAGAGCGGACACGTTTGCGTGCTGGACCGTCTATATACCAGCGTCTGGCGGTGATTTCCTCCAGGGTTGTGAGCTTCTGCTCTTGGTTTTTAAAGGGCTTGCCGTAGGTAGCGATATGAGTCCAACGGCGCAGATCTTCGCCTCTAGCGGGGAAAGCTCTGATGGCGGTGATAGCAGCAGCAGATACATCAGCAGCAGGGCTTTTGCCAAACCCTTCAGGCTTGCCTTTGCTGCAAAGCGGGCCACCAGCCCAGGCGTAAAGGTACTTCTTCCATTCGTCCCGTACATCTTTGGCGTACTTCATGAACGGATCAGTCCATGCGAGGCTTTCGCTGGTGTGGGATTTTGCTGTGAATGGAACGGATAAGATTTTCAGGATCTCGAATTCCTTTGATGTAACCCGTTCTTTGTAGTTGGCGAAGTAACGGTCAGAGGGAGTGCGTCTTGCGCCGGTATCCATGAGGATGAGAGGTACGCGATCAGGCAAACCCCGCTTAACGCAGATGTTGTAGGTTTTGCCGGTTTCGACGATGGCGCTCAAGGTGTGTTGACCGTTGATAAGCTTGCCATTCACGTCGAACATGATGTCATTCACATGAGGACAAAAGTCCTCCTTTAACATTTCACGAATCAACATCCTGACCTTGTTTGGGCTGATGTCGCGTTGAAGCTCGTGGTTTTTGCTCAGGAAAGTTTCAGCCTTTGCAGGCGTGATCTGGTCGTAGCTGACCGAAACGTTGGCGTTGCCCATTGGAACGGGGAGTGAGTAGGAAAGCGCTAGCCGTGGTGTTACCCATGACTATCGAGTAATAGATTAACCCTTATGTGGTGTGCGTCAAGCCGATTTATGGCACCATTCACACAGAATCGACAATCACCCTTTGGAAATCCCCAATCACCGCGTGGAACGGGTGGACGAGATGACCATCAGCTACATCCTGCGGGCGATCCAGGCGTATGCGTCCACGGCTGAGGGCCGCCAGGGACCATTGGGCGACAGCCTGTATGGCCGGAAAGCTTATGAAGCTATCGCCCGGCTTGGTGCTGATGGCCGGGCGTTGGTACGTTTCGATTACTAGGCCGCTGCTGTTGGGTAGGCGTTGAGGTTTTCTAGGATCGCCTCTCGCAGCCGGTCGAAACCTTCACGCCAGGGCGTGTCATCGTGTCGGGCTGCGAACACTGACAGCCCGTAATCCTGCAACAGCGTTACCCGGTCGCTGATGCTTTCCTGTTCCCAATCGGCAAAAACAGCCTCCCATTCCAGCTGGCTGTGATCATCGTCTGAAATCAGCGGGTAACACTCCAGGTGTTCGACGGTTTCGATCTGGTCAGCTGTTGCCATCCGAACGTCTAAAACCACACCCTCGCCATTCCACCCGTACCCGACAGTCAGGATGGCATCGTTCGGGTCTTCTGTTGTTGCTGGGTCGGTGAACGTCCGGAAGTTCGACAATCCCACTAGGCCGGTGCTGCCATAGTCGGAATAGCCCATCAGCTCAGGCATAAATCCCAAGCTGACGCCCTGCCATCTTTCCTGAAGGCAGACTGCTAGATGCTCATCCGGGCCCTGGTGCCATTGGTGTGAACAATCCCGCACCGGTTCACCGTCCCGGATCAACAGCCAGTGGCCCCGGCAACCTGCCAGGGCGTCGATTCTGTCGTGTAATGCTGGTGATAATCCCATGGTTTAGACGTTGCTGGTTTGCAGAAATTTGGCGGCCCGTTGCGCGTCTCTCAAGCTGTCGTAAGCCTGGAAATCTCCACAAGTGTCGATTTCGCCAGAGTCAGCGCAGAAGCGAAGAGTCCACAGCCGGGGCTCTGGATCGGTCCACTCTCCCTTTGAAGGGAGATAAACACTCTCAAATTGCTCTGACGTTATGAAATAGGCGCCGGTTGGTACGGGAAACACAACGGACGAAACCCGGGAACTAAAGAAGCGCATGTTTCCAGCGCTGAACCACCAGGCCCCGGGCTTGCCTCCCTTCTTTTTATTGAGGGCCCGCGAACGGGCCTTGATCTCTTCAATGGTGTGGATCATCGGACCCTCTCCAGTGTCTGGGTTCCGCTGTGCTGGGTCGGTTGCTTCGCCAGCTCAGCCAGTGCGACATGCCAGATCGTGCCGAACATGCCGACACAAAACAGCGCCATGCACACGTCATGGATCTGTTTTTCGTAACGGTGGATCATCGTCTGAAAAGGGTTGAGAGGGTTGGATCGTTTGTCTTCCTTGACAGCCAGCCTGCGGCTGTCGTTTGGAGAGAGACAGCAGCCGGAGAGCGTTGAGAGTCGCCCGGGTCGGCTGCTGTTGGGTCGTTTCAGCTGTCAGCAGCTACGGCGTAACGCTGATGCAGGGACTTCCGGAGAGCTTCCCAACCTTGGGAGCCGAGGAACACGTGCAGCGTGTCGCCGTTGCCGTCGGTGATGCTGAGCAGTGATCCCATCTGAACCACCGACACGTCGGTGTCGTCTAAGTGGACGGTGAGCTTTTGCTCGGTCTTGGTGCGCATTAGTTCGATTGAGTAGAACACGGGACAGAGCTTCCCCCCTCCCACTTCTAATAATAGTTTATCCCCTGCCGTTTTGTCTAGTACTTAATCGCCATTCACGCGAGCCATTCACGCGAGGAAAGCCAGCCGATCCCGTCGTCAATTCCTGCAACTCCTCGCGCCTACCATTCGCACCCCTTAACCGTCAAGCAATCGGGGGGCAGTGTTGCGAAATCTAACTTTGGTTCACGGTCGCGAGGAACCTGCATATATATCCGCTAAACAGTCGATTAAGTACTAAAAAAGCCCCCTAAGTGGGGGGCAGGGGTTGAGTTTGCTGGGGCGTGGGGATCAGTCGCCCTTATCCTCGATCGAGATTTTAAGTTCAGGGGCTTGGATATTGACGGTCTCGACGGACTCACCGATGACACGACCGATGGAATCGAGCACCTGGCTTGCGGTTTGCAGTTGCCCCTTCTTCAAAGCCTGATGGAACAGCTTGGTCCGCATGTGTTGCAGGCGAGCGAGCATATTGTCGCGATCAGCTTGCCAGTCTTCATCAACGAGCAGCTTTACTTCGCGCCAATCGCGCCAAGCAGTTTCAATCGAGACCTGTTCTTTTTCAGCGTGATCGTACACAAGCGCCCGAGCTGACAGTCCATCCAACTGCCTTCTATACAGTCTCCGAATACGCTCTTGCTTAGCTTGTGTGGTGCGATCAGTGAGGGCCATCTATATCGACCGTTTTTTCGATATTAACCGCCCACACACCCTTCTGGCACGCACTAAGGGGGGGTAGGGGTTGAAAAAGCAGTTAATGTTTGCGGTATGGCAGTAAAAACAGAACCCATCAACCTGAGATGGGCCCAGGGTCAGATTTATTCGAGCGAAAAACGCTTCCGAGTCCTGGTTGCAGGCCGCAGATTCGGCAAGTCGTACTTGTCTTGTGTTGAGCTGGTGCGTGGAGCGATCGAACGTCCTGGTGAAACGTTCTTTTATTGCGCTCCGACTTACCGGATGGCCAAAGATATTGCTTGGCGAGCGTTAAAAAAGCTAGTTCCGAAGGTTTGGATCCACAGCAAGAACGAAACAGACCTCAGGATTGAGCTAATTAACGGTTCAACTATTGAATTGAAGGGTACAGAGAACGCAATGGCGTTGAGGGGCCGCAGTTTGAGCGGTGTGGTGCTGGATGAGGCGGCTTTTATGGATTCTGAGGTGTGGTTTGAGGTGATTCGACCTGCTTTGGCGGATAAGGAGGGTTGGGCGTTGTTTATTTCGACGCCAGACGGTACAGCTAGTTGGTTTTACGACTTGTGGTGTTATGTCCCAGAGGACGAAACCGGAGATTGGCAGCGATGGTGCTATACGACGATTGAAGGAGGAAACGTCAGCAAGCAAGAGGTCGAAGCAGCCCGCGCTCAACTTGATTCGCGCACGT